AGGGCTAAACTCAATGTAGTTTGCGCGTTCACGAAGTGCTTGCGCATAATCGCGACGCTCAGTGTCCGTTAAAGAGATCCAAGGGCTATTTGCAGTTTGGTCTACTGGGTTGCTTAAACCATTTGCCAAGAAACGCAAGTCATCAGGGTTTAATTCTGGATCATTCAGTGAATTTTCAAGTTGAATCATAGCGTCATTGCGCTGATTGTCAAGATCTGCGCCACGAATCTGGCGTGCAGGCGCAATTTCTAAATTTGCAAGGTTGTCACGAATTGCAAGGCTCATATCCAACAATGCGGCAGCAACAGCCTCGCCTTCAAAACCTTCTCTACGAAGTGGCTCAAGCTGCTCGCGAATATCGGTGCGTAGCCCATCTAACATACGACCAAGTTCTGGAAGACTATCCATGGTTACAGCGTCTAAACCGCGCTCACTCAACAACCGCCCAAATGTACGTGAGAATGAGCGAACTGCACCGTCTGTTACGTTATCACGCAAAGCTTCTACTTGCATGGTAAACTCTGCGTCAATCCCACCCATGATAGCTTCGGCCTCAGGCTGCGAAGGCTCGCGATATGCCATACGTGCAGGTTCTGCGTCATTAGTTCTTTCTTCGATTAGATCTGCAATGCCTCGCAATGCACTAGCAACTGCAACGTGCTCGTTTGCTGCGCCATAGCCGCGCAAAGCATTTGCGTAAGCTACGGGATCTGTTCGTGCGTCAACTGCTTGCGCAATGCGGTATGCAATAGTGCCAACGCGGTTGCCAACACCCGGAGTTGTATTTTCCCCAACTGCGTTTGAAATAGTATCTATGATGTCTGCAATGGCAGTTGTCATCATAGGCTCACGTGCAGCAGGTGGTGGCGCTGCAGGCCCTACTTCAGGCTCCCAATCGCGTATGTACGCGGTATACATATCGTCAGCCAACTCGTTTAATGCAGTCTCAACAGACCCTCGTGCAGCAACTTCAGCAGCGCCTCGTAATGCTGTAATAAATGCGTCAGTATCGCGCGCAGGATCAAGACCACTGCCTTCAGTAATCACGCGGAAAACTGAGCGCAGTTCATCGCCTGCATCAACACCCATTTGTCGATCAAGTTGCAATGCTGCGTCATGCGTCATTCGTAAGTAATCAGGCGCTTGCTCAGGCGCTAAACGGTTAGCATTTCTCCAACGCTCATACTCATCAACCAACCCTTGTTGGCCTGCATCAGTGTTGCCTTCTTGCCCATTCCAGCGATCATCAAAATTTTCAAGCCATTGTACTTGCGCAGGTGACAAACGATCACGGTAGTCTAGCAATAACTCAGTGGTGTCCATGTCAGGTATTGGATCACCTTGCATTGCAATAGCACGAGGTCGAGGTTGCGCAGCTTCTGCAGCTTGGCGATTGCGCGCGTAATCAGTGTACCCACTTATGTCATCCATTAGATCTGCAATACCTTCTGCGATGATATTGGAAACTATACGTGGGCTATTGGCATATTCTGATTCCAAGTCATATAAGCGCTGACGGGTAAGTTCTAATGCGCGAACAGGACCTTGCGCAGTTTGGTACGCATTAAAGTAATCTCGAGTGTCTTCAAAGAAAGCTACTGCAGTAGAAGTTTGATGATCTTCGCCTGCTTCTTCAAGATCACGTCTTACTGTGTCAAGCACATTATCAATCGACGATGACACAGCGCCTGCAACATACGCATCTAAGCTTTCACTAGGGCGTTGCGACATAACGGCAGGCACAGGCACTTGCGGCTCATTGGCTTGAAGGGCTTCAATGTAATTGCGCAAGTCAGTACGTGTAATAAACCTTGGCAGATTTGATACGTCGTATTTTTTAAACTCAGACACAGGCATATTAATGACATCAGCCAGCGCGCTATTTGACATGCGCTTGCTATCATAAATATCTAAGTTGTCATTTAAGTTATGACTAACTCCGCGAATCGAGTCTTCACGGCTGTTAAGGTAAGACTTAATGCCTTCAACATACGCAGGCTTAACCTCTTTATTCTTACGACCTGACGCAAAGTTAATATCAAACTTACCAGATGCGCTAGGGTTAAAGTCAAAAATGGCAACAGGCTCACCAGTAACAGTATCCCTGAAGCTAACCATTTGTGAGCCTTGCGCAACCGCGTTAATGTATGATCCCCTTGGGCTGGTTGCGTCAGGGTTGCGCTGTCCTGTGACAATGTCGTAAATAGGAATGTACTGACGATCGCCTGTGCCGGGATGCCAAGGGTTAGGCTTGCCTCGCACATTACCGCCTTCACCAATACAAACGTCCAATGCCAAAGTGTCTTCACTAACCAGCTTAGCAACTTCTTCAGGCGTAAAGCGATTGGTAATCTCCAACGCGCCAACGTTGCCAAAAATCTTGTCATTAGGAATATGCGTATCTGCTGACAACTTAAATTGCGTGTCAGCAGCAGTCTTGAATTGCTTTTCTTTAGCTTGCGCAAGCTTTTCAGCAGCAATCCTACCTTCCGCAGTATCGCGTATGTACTTCTCAACAGTCATCTTTGGAACTTTGTCCAAATGTATTTTACGCGACATCACATCGCTGTAAAAGCTTTTTGCAAGATCCTCAAAGCCAAGATTGCGTAATTGAACTGGATTTGCTACATATGCGCGCTCAGTATCAGGCGTTTGCATCAATGCGGGGTAAAACTGCTGCTCACTGTATTCAATGTTTTCTTTTAAGTCTTTGGCAGTAGGCGCGTTAATTGCCTTGTCAGTTGCGTTCTCATACGCAACGCCTAAACGCAAATTGTCAACCACCTTTTGCTGTTTCTTATACGCCACGTTTGCTTTGTCAGACTCGCGCGATGCCTGTGCAAAAGGTTCATACCTCCCAAGGTTCATACCTTCGACAACAACGCCTGTAGTAGGATCAATTGCCCCGTAGCCTAATTGCTTGGCAATAGTCTCTTGTTCGCGTTTACGAGTTGCGGCGTCGCCTGATTGTTGTACCAAGTCAGCTAATTTCTGATCTGCTGCAGCCAACGCCTCATCAGTTGGCGTTTTGGCAGGCATGCCTGCGGCGGTACGTTTGGCGCCAATCTTGCTGCCTGACATGTCTGCGCTGTCAAATACTTCTGACGGCGGGTAAAACGTTAAGCCTTGACTTGCCAGCTTGGCTGCAGGCTCATTAGGCGTACCCACCTTTTCAATGATGTAATTGGTAAACTGAGAGTTAAGCCAATTGGCTGCAGCTTCATGCATTGCAGGCAACTCTTCTGCAGACGGCAAGTCAAGCGCAGCTCTGTACTGTATGCCATTAGGCGTTTGCAAAAACTGGTCATACATCTCTAATGAGTGCGCAGCCGAAGCTTCTCTATCACCGAATCTGGCTTTATACGCCGACAACGCCGCGCCTTCTGATGGGGCGTCAGGGTACATCTCATTAGCTTTTTGCTTAAGAAAGGACTCAAACGCTCTGCGTGCAGACGCAGCTTCAGGCTTACGCAGGATGTTGTTTTGTATCTCATCCAATGCTTGCGCCGGCGTCATTGTTGTGCTGTCAATAACGTTGTTAATGATCTCTTGCGCAGGGGCGTAAGTCGCGGCGTCTGCCTTTGCAGTTGCAGGCAACGTAGCAGATGTAACCCTTGACCCTTCAGGTCGCATGGCGTACAGCTTAGGGTTTGTTGGCTGCATGGAAGCAGGGAGCCCAGGGATAGGCGGCAACCCTTGCATTTCCCTTTGCGCCATGATGTCGCCAATGCTATCAGCAACGCCTTGAAGCTTGGCGCCGTACGTTGGCTGACCTGTGATTGGGTCTAACCTTTGCATGCCAGATTGCGCGTTGTAGAAGTCTGTAGGTATATCCTTGACTTGCCTGCCTACTCTTGTGGCCTCAGCGCCCATAACCCGCAGATCATTAGGGGTAAATGCTGGGCGGCCGGTCGATAGCTGCCCAAGGTACGCAGGCAGATCAGCCATGTACGGCGCAATCGCGCTTGTGAATTCCTGCGCCATTGGCGTTTGCGGCGCGTTCTGTTGCATGAACTGCGTGGCAACTTTCTCGGCGTATGCAGGCGCTTTGCCTGATGTGAATGTGCCAGCAGGTGATGTGGTTAAGCTTTCACCTACGCCTTTGACCGCAGCCACAGCTGGCACGGTGATGATGCCTGCAGCTTCACGCATGGACTTCGCCATCATCAGCGGATTGAACTTGGTGGCCAACGCGGTGAAGTTACCTGCAGCTGCGCCTAACGGGTCAGGCGGCGTTTGCGATGGTGGGACTGGTTTGCCGTACCCGGGGATCTGTGATGCCAAGGACTGTGGAGCTACGAACTTCTCCATCTGCTGCGGCGTAAGTCTGTTCTGCTTTGACAGCTCTAGATTCATTTGATCTAGTGTAGGACCACCGTCATCGCCTATGATGTTACCTTGCGGATCGTAGATTGCTGCCATGTGCGCACCTTAAGTTAGACGGCGTAGGGGTTTACCCGCTTAGGACGATCTTCTTCGTAGTCGTCATCCGGATTGTATACCGGGTCGATGGAAATTAACCCTAAGTCTCGCAAAAGCCTTAACGCCTGAGATGTGGAGTCCACCAAGTCGTCGTGCCGGACTTCGGGGAAGGAGCATAGCTGGCTGATCAAAGGCTCGGCCCAATCACGAGCCATGCCCGCATTGACCGAGGACTCGGGAATGTAGACTCTGCCCTTGGCAATGATGGGGGCCACGATATTAAGGCGTGTAGTCTTGTCAGCGTTCCCGGGATTGTAGCTTCTCACAGGCAGACCGGCGCGTTGCAGATCTTGGATAAGCTGCGTGCCAGCTGACTTGTCCTCGATCAGGATCATGTCCACCTTTTTCCCGTGACCAAACTCGTTCCCATCACCGTAAATGGCGGTGGACTCCTCGATCACCTTGGGTCGCAACTCGGGATACTGCATGTACTCCTCCCAGCAGTCAATGAGCATGACACTCATAGCTTTGTCGGGACTTGGCCTAAAGATACCCCACACAGTGCAGGCAGTCGGGTCGTTCTTGGTCTTGTCACTGGTCGCGCAGTCATAAGACTGAAGCACGTATTCAAATCTAGGCAGCGGCTTCTCGTTGTCCCACAGCTTGAACCAATCACGCTTAATGATGCCGGCCTCTTCAGGATCTAGAATCTCGGCGTAGATCTCTTGGCGCCCGAGCTTCGTGCCTTCGTACTGCAGAATCTGCGCTTTGAACGATGGGGCGAGGTTGTGGATGTTGTCGTACGTGCTGGCCTTGGTACATATCACATCCTCGCCATCTCTGTTCACCAGATCCACGATCAATGGCTTGGGCTTAGGCGTTGTGGTGCATAGCATCTTAGGCTTCTGTCCTAAGCGCATGCCGAATTGGATCATGTCCCAGGATTCGTCAAGGTAATCCCATGCAGCAAGCTCGTCGAACCAGCCTCCGTGGAACTGCGGACCTCGGAATCGTGAGGGCTCAGACGCCGGAATCCCTTTGATCAGCGACCCGTTGATGAGGACTATCTCATGCAAAGATCGCGTGTAGTGGTGGATCAACTGCTCTGGGATCACCGTTGTCAGACCTGAGTCGCCTTCAAAGCAAACATCGCGTACATCGGATGATGTGGGCGCGGAGACAAGCCATCGAGTCTTAGGATGCGTCCAAGCTTCGTACCACAGCCACTCGGCAGCTGCGCGAGTCTTGCCTGCGCCTCGGCCTGCGAGCAAAAGCCATACAGTCCACCAGTCGCCGGGTGGAGGGATCTGATGGTCGTTGGCTATTGTGAGCCAAGCTTGCCGCGCCTTGTGCACAGCTTTGCGCTCATCGGCCATGCGGTTAAGATCAGGACCCTTGCGGATCCGATCCGCGAACTCACTTGCTCTTGCTTGGCTTAGCATCGGCTTGGCGCGTAGCTAGGAGATCATCCAACAAAGCTTGTGAGAAGTCATGCACCACATCAACTTGCACAGGCCCATCATTCTTGCCTGTGACCTCGAGCTTGGAGTTCTCACGGTATTGCTCGGGGAAGCGTGCTGCCATGCTTCGGCTCCACAACCCAGTGTTGAGTCTCACGCCGCCAGGAGCTTCGCGTATGTGATCATGCGCCAAGTCTTCCCAGTATGAGAGCGCATCAAGTCGTGCTTGATCCAAGGCACTACGAAAATCCTCGTGTGCTCCTTCCCAAGCATTCATGTTGTGGATGCCAATGTTCAAGCGCGAGCAGATTTGCCAACGCGATAAGCCCTCTTTGCCGAGCTCCATGATGGCATCGCAGTATGCGGGATCGTACTTTGAAGGACGTCCCAAGAACTTTCCGTTCTTAGATGGTGTCTTTGTAGTCATGTGCGGATTGTAATCATAAAGTTGGAAGTGTGTACATTTTATTCAGCAGGTAACGGTAACAAGGTAACATATGGTCCAGAAAACTATATAGCTATACACTATTACTATATATACTATACTTTATAAAATAATAGTTACCTACTGTTACCTTGTTACTATTCAATCCAGATAAGGCTTTCAGAAGTAACAGTTTGGTAACAGGTAACAAGTGCTTGACATCAGAAACTACCATTTTGCTCCAATTCACGTTGCAGTGCGTCCTCTGTTCTCGTGACAACCTGTGACCAAGTCGGCTCGACCCTTCGAGCTAATGTTACCTCAGACGTGATAAACGTAGTGTAGCGTGAAGGTTTACCATGCACTTTTATAAGCTTACTTGGATCAATTGTCCCTTGGGGCTGCAAAGCTTTACGTATATATTGTGTTTTTGCACGGCTATCATGCCCCCAACGCTCACATAAAACTTGCAGCTGAGGCGCTGTAAACGCCGCCATTCCATCAAGATGATCATTGACCCAAGCTTTAAGTTCTAATGCAAAAGCTTCAAGTGGAGTCTTGGAAAGCTGGATCGCAGTCTCACGATACTGAGTCTTTGGCGCAGCCTGCTTGCAATCAAAGCCTGAGATATCACGATTCATGTACCAGTTAAGCATGATGCCAAAGCCCTGCTGCGCCTTGGCCCACTTCATCAAAGCCACGACCTTGGGATGCGTTTCTTGGTTGGATAGACTGGCTGGACTGTAAATAGCTTCACGCCTTGCGGTATCACCCATGTGCGTGACATAGCTCTTATTTGTCGTGAATACGAAGTTGATGTAATTAGTGATGGCGTATTGCGCGCCGTATTTATTGTTGATAGTAAGCTCATTGCTGGTGATGTAGTTCTTAAGCTTCGCCGAGTGGTCATCACGATCAGACGATGGCTCATTCACGACTATGAAGATCTTACCCTTCAACATGCCGTTGAAGTTGCCAAACAGCTCATCAGGCCCGATGATGGCAGCAGGGCCGCCGTCCCCAATGCCTAGCATCTCGGCTATAAACTCGGCGATGGCTGATTTGCCGATGCCCTCGATGGAAGATGCAAACTGCGGTGTGGTGTAGTTCCTTCTCCATGGGAATTGGACAACATTGGCCACCCAGTTATGCCAGTAGTCGGCAAAAGCAGGCTCATCACGAAAGAAGTACTCACAAAACTCAAGGTAAGGTGTAGGATCACCCACAACGGGCTCATTGGACCAGTCCTTGAACAGGTTGTAATGCCTTGTCGGCGTGATAGTGAGGCCTTGATACTCGGGATACATGCCTACGCCATCCAGATCACACCGTTTTGCCCAGTCCTTATAGGCATCCAAGATGTAGATGGTCTTGCTGCTGGTGCCACCATTTGGTCGTTGCGTGACTTGCACAAAGTATTCTTGCGCGGCGTCAATGCGTGCCTTGTTCCAGCCAAGAATTAAGCCGTCTTTAAGCCTGATCACATCGCCGTTGATGAGGGCGTATTGCGTTTTGAACTCATACAACTTGGTCTCAAGCGTGTCGATGCCGTTCATCACCGTGCTGGTGCTTGTGAGAACTTGGCCTAGGTTGCCGCCGGCTTGTAGGTGGTCATCAATAGCATACTTGCTACCCTTACCAGCTCCGAACCTGCCAACGCGGCAAAGGTGTACCTCAGCCCCAAGACCGCGAAGCGTGACAGCAAGCTTGGTTTCGGCCATGCCAACCTGTTCATTGGGCTCACCATCCTCGCCTGCCCCATCATAATCAAAGACAATGTAAACCTTGCGGTGCTTTTCAGCAAAGCTGGTTTTGCGCTGCCATATGATCTTCATCAGGTCTTTGTGGAGGTGTAAACCAGATTTGTCAGTCCAACTTGTAACACCGGCTAAACCTAGTGTGGCGTAGTTAAGGGTGTCCTTGCTGATCTGCTTGGTGATGGCCCATGTCTTGAACTCACCTTCGGTGATGATGATGGGAACATCTACATCCTGCGCTACTTGCTTCCAACCGATAGTTGGTGGAAAGTAGACGTGGCTTCCGCTGGCTCGAGCCTGAGAATACTTCATTTTGCCTTTCGGTGTCAGTATTCTGACCCGATTAAAGCCGGTTTCTTGGCCCTGCATATCAAAATACGGGATTTTGATGCTCCACTCACGAGTGTGGCCTAGTAATTGGTAACATTCCTCGGGGTCAAGCAAAGATAGGCCCAGCGCCTGTATATCTTTGTCCTCAAATGCCCTTGCCGCTAGGAAGTTAGTGTATAATTCTGTCGGCTGTGTTGTTAGTGCTGCAAAACCTGATGACATAGTGCTTTTCTTTGCAAGTTGCCTACTTTATAAGGATCTAGACTTACCTCTAGGTCCTTTTCTTTTGCCTGTGTGCAGGCTATATCAGGTGCGAATATGCTCGGCCAATGGTGGCCATGCGTAATGTCAATAGTCATAATGTTCCAATTTATCAATAAAAATCTACCCTGTACGGCAGACGGTGGGGTAAGTAATATACATCAGCTGCGGTGGCGGTAAAAAGTATTTCTTTTCGGTCTTTTGAGTAACTGTTACCTCGAGAAACAAAAGTATACAGAAGCACTAACCGCTGCAGTTTTTGAAAACACAGGTATTCAAAAATAAATGCAAAAAAGTTGAAAATAATTGCAAAAACCTGTTTTCAATCACGAGAATGGCTATATAATTCACTTACAGCAACAAACTTCAGATTGCTGTAACTTAACTGACTTTTGAAAGGTATTTATCATGGCACACTTAATCGCAAACACAATCACCGGCAAGGCTGCAATCGCTTACGTTGGTGAAACTCCTTGGCACGGTCTTGGCCAGCAGTTAACTGCTGACTCAACCATTGAAACATGGGCCGAGGAATCTGGCCTTGACTTCCAATTGGCTACCGCCGATGTCCAGTTCACTCCTCCAGCCAGCGTGTGGAACGGCTTCAAAGCGCAGTCCTTGCCTTATGACGGCAAGAAAGTAATGTATCGCACAGACAGCAACTTGCCTTTAGGCTTGGTGTCTAGCCAATACAAGATTGTTCAGCCGATCGAGGTCCTCGAATTCTTCCGCGACATGGTTGGCAATATTGCTCACCTTGAAACAGCAGGCGTCCTGCGCAATGGCGCGCATTACTGGGCCCTCGCCAAAATGGATGGCGAGTTCAACATTGCCGGCGATAAGGTTAACCAATATCTCTTATTGGCTAGCTCCGCTGATGGCTCTCTGGCCACTCAGGCACGCCTTACCAGCGTTCGTGTTGTATGTAATAACACCCTGCAGCTTGCACAGCAAAAAGGCAAGGCCAACGTCAGCGTTCGTCATAACTCCATCTTCCGCCCCGAGGCCATCAAGGCCGAGTTGGCCAACAGCAACGAAACATTCCGTGTGTTCGAGCAAACGGCCAAGTTCTTGGCTTCAATCAAGGTTGGCTCTACACAGGCACAGGCCATCTTCACCAAGATCCTTGGCGGCGATGAAAAGAATCCCTCACGCGCAGCAGCCAGAGCATTGGCTCTCTTCGAAGGTGCAGGCATTGGCGCTGAGTTGGAATCAGCCAAAGGCACAGCATGGGGCGCTTTGAATGCCGTCACACAGCTGATGGATTGGGAAACAGCCCGCACCGGCGATGCTCGGTTGGCCAACGCATGGTTTGGCGGCGGTGTTAATGTTAAGCAACAAACAGTTGATGCCCTCTTGGCCTTGTCATAATATTTTTAGGGGTACCTCATACGGCCCCTAAATTTGTTGTACAATTTAATCTCACGTTATTAGTCCACTTGTTTTTTTGATTATTGAAAGGTATTGTATGAACATCTTCTATCTACATCATTTGCCCAGCATTGCTGCAGTTATGCATTGCGACAAGCATGTCGGCAAAATGCTTATCGAATCCTGCCAGCTGCTTGCAACTGCGCATCACCACTACGGCAACGGCGACAAAGTATCCTATCGCCCCACGCATGCCAATCATCCCTCAGCCGTCTGGGTTCGTCAGTCACGGTTGCATTACAACTGGACCAGCGACCTTGCACGCTTCCTCGGCCGCGAATTCAAGTACCGCTATGGCCACGGCCACAAAAGCAATGATGTACTACATGCCGAATTACTAGTGTGCCCTCCGGCCATGCTTGCATTGCCTACCAAATGGTCTCCACCTACACTTGCAATGCCTGACGAATACAAAAGCGACGACCACATCGAATCCTATCGTCGTTATTATGCCAGCAAAGCTGCCACCATGCCGCTTGTGTACAACAAAGGCAAAGACCAACAGCCGCTGTGGCTCCGCGACTTGCTTGCAACAGTGGAGGCCGTATGACTAAAACTGTAAGCATCCCTCTCACCGAGCTGCAGGAAATTTATCAAGGCATTGAGGCTTTTGTTCTTAATGCACCTGCTGATGCTACTGCATTGGCATCATGGAAAGAGCAATTGGAATTGCGTATGTCAGCAGCACGCGCCCTTGGCCACCTTAGTGCATACGTCATCTACACAACATCAGGAGCTACAAATGCAAATTGAATTTGAATATGAATTGGATCACTATGGCCTTGACAACTGGCAGGCCGAGTGGGGCAATGGCGACATTGAACGCAACATTGTGGTTATGTACAACACACTGTTGCCTGATACACGCTACGAGCAGGTAGATTTTGACTACCAAGTTTTGATGGATGGTGTTGACATCACGGCATCATTGAACAAAGCTAACAAGCAGGCCTTTGAGTCCTTGATGCACAAAGAACACTACGACCGCAAGTACTAAGTATGCACATGTCAAACTCAGAAAAAGTACTGGCCTTCCGTCGCAAGATGGGTCTGCCAGTCTCCACCACACCTACCTTGCTTACACCTGAGCAAGCCAGTTACTTTGCTCGCTTCATCATGGAAGAGCTCAGTGAATACCTTCGTGCTTGCGAGGAGAATAGCCTTGTCGACGCCGCTGATGCTTTGGTTGATCTTACCTACGTTACCATGGGCTGTGCCCATGCTATGGGGTTACCTTTTGACCAGCTTTTTAATGTGGTGCACGAAGCCAACATGAACAAAGAACCAGCCAATGACTACATCAGATCGTTGCGCGGCTCACAATACGACGTTATCAAACCTATGGGTTGGCAAGCCCCCGAGGCCATGATGTTGGCCATCATACAAACAGAACAGCAAAAGGCAAAGTCATGAACATCAAAGAATTGATCGACGAATACGTCGCAACCAAAAACGAGCGTGAAGAGCTCTCATCTAAAATCAAAGACATGTCGGCCAAGCTCGGTCGCCTTGAAGGTGACATCATGGCCCTTATGTCTGATGCCGGCATTAGCCAAGCGGCGTCTGATAAAGCATCATGCTCTATGAAAATGACCAAGCACCCTGCCATCAAAGATTGGCAAGCTTTTTACGGCTATGTCGCACAGACAAGCCAATTCGAATTGCTGCATAAGCGGCTTTCCTCAACAGCCTTCCGTGAGCGGTGGGAAGCTGGTGAGGCCATCCCCGGGACCGAAGCATCTGAGGTCTGGGAACTTACCGTTCGTCGTAAATAACTTCTTGTTTAACTAAGGATCCTTATGTCTAAAAATCAAATCGCGTTGTTTGAAGATCAACTTGCCGCCTTGGCCATTGAATCGGTTAAGGCCGAGCAAAGCAGCCTCGCCACGGCATTTCTTTCCACCAAGGGGGGTAACCTCACATACCGTGGTGATGTAATCACTGGCAACAAGCTGGCCTGCGTCGTATTGGCAGCTCCCATTGAGCGTCTGTACTACAGCAGCCGTTATGATCCTACCAAGGTCACAGGCCCTGATTGCTTTGCCATCAGCGCAACGGCAACAGGCATGGCTCCCTCATCCGCGTCGCCTGCAGTTCAGCACACAACCTGCGAAGGCTGTCCTAAAAATGAGTGGGGCTCCGCGCCGAATGGCGGTAAAGGTAAAGCTTGCCGTGAAACACGACGCCTGTTGCTAATCCCTGCTGATAGCATTGGCAGTGTTGATGCTGTCAAGGCTGCTGAGGTTGCTGCATTGCGTCCACCTGTTACCAGCTTAAAGAACTATGCAACATACGCGCAAACACTTGCTGCTACGTTGAAGCGTCCTCCACTGGGTGTGATTAGTGAAGTTGCTGTTGCACCTGATGCTAAGACACAGTTCAAGGTAGTCTTCAACATGGTCAAGGCTATTGAAGATAACGCTGTCATTGGCGCATTGATTGAGCGTGCTAAGACCGAAGTGCAGAAGGCCATTGACTCGGCCGGCGCTATCAACGAAGACTCTGAAGCAGCACCTGCTGTGGATGGCAATCCAAAGTACTAAGGATTACGGGGGGAAAGCCGTGCAAAGGCTTTTTGAAAGCTTGCAGACGAGCGGTTAGTACCCCCACCTTTATTATGAAACCTGTCTATCTTGATTTTGAAACAATGGCCATTGGCCCACGGCCGGAGTATCCTCCAGTGCCAGTTGGCTTGGCCGTCTACGACCCTGAAGGTGAATACCCAGACGGCTACCACGCCTTTGGCCACCTCACAGGCAATAACACAACGCAAGCAGCTGTTAAAGCAATGATGGAGATGATCTATGATAGCGGACGCGACATCTGTTTTCATAACGCTATGTTTGACCTTGATGTTGCTGAAACTCATTTGGATGTACCCATCCCACAGAACACCACAGTCATACACGATACTCTTATTCTTGCTTTTCTCCACGATCCTCACGTGCAGTCTTTATCTTTAAAAGACTTGGTTGTCACTTGGAGCTTGGACACGCCTAATGAAAGGGATGAGCTGAAGGAGTGGATCCTTGCTAATGTTGATGAGGCACGTCGTAAAAAGTCTACATGGGGTGCATACATCTCCCGCGGCCCCGTGGAATTGGTAGGCAAATACGCCGCAGCTGATGTACGGCTTACAAGCAAGCTTTACGAATATCTTATCGAGCAGGTTTTACCCGCGCAGCAGGAGGCTTACCACCGTGAGGTGGCTTTGATTCCAATGTTACTTGAAAACTCCCGGTTAGGTGTAAGGGTTGATCGAGTCGGTTTGCAAAAAGCAAAAGAGCAAGCAGTAGTAGATATTGAAAAGTGTAATGTTTGGGTTCGCGCATTGTTAGGTTCTCCTGAGTTGAATCTTGACAGCGATAAAGAGCTGGTCAATAGTATTTATCCCACAGAATACTGGTTGAAAGATAATGGGTGGCCTACCACGGATAAAGGCCAGCCTAGAGCCGATAAAGAAACCTTTGAAGAACTAATCACACACCCGGAGTTAAAAGATGTCCTTAGATATAGAGCCAACCTATCAACATGTTTGTCAACTTTCATTGAGCCCTGGTTACAAGCTTCTGCATCTACAGGTCGAATCTACACAAACTGGAACAGTGTACGAGGTGAACGTGGGGGTACACGAACCGGCAGACTCTCCTCAACACCCAACTTTCAAAATGCGCCTGTCCGTTATCCGAAAGTTACCCTCCCCCCTGCTTTGGAAGTTGCACCCCTCCCGCTCATCCGCAGCTTCATCCTAGCCGATGAAGGGCATAAGCTAATTGCATGTGACTTCAACGCTCAAGAGTTGCGTATCTTTGCGCACTTTGAAGGTGGTGATTTGATGAAGCAATACCAAGCCGATGCTCGTGCTGACTTGCATACCTATGCAGCCAAGATGATGACCGAGGCCAGCGGCCGTGAGGTGTCAAGGACTTACTCCAAAGGCGTATCATTTGCTATTCTCTACGGCGCAGGCCCTAAGAAAATCAGTGAAATGCTTGAGGTAGACTATGAAATGGCAAAGACATTGATGGATGCATATACCACCGCGGTGGCTCCGGGCCTCAAGACGATGCAGACCACCATGCGGACAAGGTATAAATTAAACCAACCATTGAAAACCATTGGCGGGCGTCTTATCAAGATGGAACCGCCTAAGATTATCAATGGCAGGTTAAGGGAGTTTGACTACAAAGGGGTTAACCTTTTGATTCAAGGCTCAGCGGCTGATCAGGCCAAGGCTGCCATGTTGCTGTACCAAAGCAAACGTCAAGGCAGCAGGCTTCTGCTTAGTGTGCATGATGAGTTGGTTATCTCAGCTCCGGAAGAGCATGTTGAACGGGAGGCTGAATGCTTAACATGGTCCATGTGCAATGCAATAACGATGGATGTGCCTATGGTCAGTGATTACAAAATCGGCAATACGTATCAGGAGGTCAAATGATGACACGCATAGAAAAGTTTGAAAGGATTGTATTTCTTGTAGGCATTATTATTGTGCTGCTTGATTTGTACGTTTGGAGGCCGTAAATGCCTAGACCAAAACCTCCTGAAAAACTATTAGGCAGACAAGTACGAATGTCTGATAGACAGTGGCATATTCTTAATCATCTTGGCGGCGCTGAGTGGTTAAGACAATTGCTAGATAAAAAAGACCCGTTCCCTAAACAATACTACGAGAAACTAAAAGATGCAAATAATGGAACTGATAAAATATGATCACGAAAGAGGTTGCTTTGTTGCAAAAGGCAATAAACCTACTCCTTCACTAAGCCCGTTTGAATGGCAAAGCGATCCACGCCCTAGCATCTTCTTGCAAGACCCCAGATTTAGAAGCCGCAATGGCATGCAGCAAGTAAAGCTTGTTGTTGCAAACCCAAAGCCGTTCTTCCCTTACACTGATACTTTGAAAGATAAGTGATGGCATATTCAAACTCATCAATCAAAACATACGAAGATTGCCCTTACAAGTACAAGCTGACTCGCATCGAGCATCGCCATGAGCCAGCAGGCGACGCCGCGGAACGTGGCAAGATGATTCACGCCGAGTTTGAAGATGCTTTGATCAATCTCAATCTAATTCCGGATGAACGCAAGTTTTGGCTGCCTTACCTTGAAGAGCTTGTTGCAAAGAAAACTCGCAGTGAGGTAGAGTTTGCTGTAACCAAGGATTGGCAACCATGTGACTTCAAGGCCCCCGAGGCTTGGGTAAGGGGTATCTATGACGCTGTGTACTTTGATGGCGCCAGAGCCCACGTCCTTGACTGGAAGACCGGCAAAGAGCGTGAGTATGGTGAGCAATTAAAGTTATATGCAACAATCATCTTGGCCAGCCACCCTGAGATAGAGACTGTAACCACCGAGATTTGCTACATTGACTTAAACAAGCAATCACCTTACCCAGAATACACACGCAAAGAGTTTTCAGACTTACAAGCTTGGCTTTCAGCACGTGTAGGCAAACTTGAGAATGATGACATATTTGCGCCTAAGCCGTCTTATGGTTGCAGGTGGTGCCACTTCCGCAAATCCAATGGCGGGCCCTGCCAATGGTAACCAAGGTTTTGCTTGAGCGGCATTTAGAGACTTACTTCTCTGCCGCTTGCAAGAAACGTGGCTTGCTTACGTTGAAGTTGAATGTACGGTATGCCCGTGGTTGGCCCGATCGTATTGTGCCGTTGAAAGGCGGCGGGGTTTTGTGGGTAGAACTAAAGCGGCCCGGGGGTAAAACCTCAGCGCTGCAGGACAAGGTGCATAAAGACTTGGAAAAGTTTGGCCACCACGTCCACATCATTGACTCTAAGGAAGGTATTGACAATGTTTTGGGAACCGCATGAGTACCAGAAAGAAGCTGTAAAGTTTCTGGTGGAAAAAGGCTCGGCAGCTTTATGGCTGGATCCCGGGCTTGGTAAAACAGCTGTCGTGCTATCAGCTTTCAGAATCTTGAAGCTTAAAGGTTTGGCCAAGAAGATGTTGGTCATTGCCCCGCTCAGGCCTGTGCATGGCGTGTGGCCGCCTGAAGCCAAAAAGTGGGAGCAGTTTGCTGATTACTCAGTTGGCGTGCTGCATGGTGGTACCAAGGCTAAGGTCTTAAAGCAACAGCATGACATATACGTTATCAACTTTGAAGGCCTTGGCTGGCTGTCTTCGCAACTTAATGGCAAAGATTGGCCCTTCCAGATCCTGACGGTGGATGAGATATCTTATATGAAAAACACGCAAACTCAAAGGTTTAAGACAATAAAGCCTTTGTTGGATAAGTTTGACCGCAGGTGGGGCTTAACTGGCTCACCAGCCCCAAACAGCTTGCTTGACATCTTTGGCCCGCAGCTGATCCTTGACCAAGGGGCTACCTTTGGCCCTTACATTTCACGATTCAGAACAGAATACTTCTTCCCTTCCGGTTATGGCGGGTACGAGTGGAAGCTGCAATCTGATGGCGAGGCTAGGATCCATGCAGCCTTGGCTGGCAAAGTGCTTCGTATGGCAGCGCTGGACCATCTAGATTTGCCCGAGTTAACTTATAACGACATTATGGTAGATCTACCCCCAAAGGCTAGAAAACTGTACGACGCCTTTGAAAACGATCTGACCGTGGAATTGAATAGCGGGAATGTAACTGCAGTCAACGCCGCCGTTGCAGTTATGAAAGGCCAGCAAATTGCCAATGGCGGTTCTTATTTAGATGATGATGGAAGCGGCGATGCTAGAACAAGTATACACCTTCATGATGCGAAGACGGAAGCGGTTCTCGATCTGGTCGAGGAGCTATCAGGCCAACCTTGCATCATCGGTTATCATTTTGCGCATGACCTCGAGAGGCTTAAAGGTGCCTTTCCGGATGCGCCTATCATTGGCAGTGGGGTCATTGGCCATAAACTTGATTCTATTATTAATGATTGGAACGCCGGTAAGATACCTGTTCTTTTGGCTCACCCTATGTCGGCGGGTCACGGTCTTAACTTACAAGGTACTGGACATGCAGTCATCTGGTATTCGCTGACTTGGAGCCTTGAGGTCTACGAGCAGTTTATTCGCAGACTCTGGAGGCAGGGGCAAAAGAATCATATTGTCGTGCATCACATCATGGCCAAAGACACCATTGATGAAGCCATCATGATGGCCATCAGGCGAAAAGATAAAACGCAGCAAACTTTGTTAACCGCAGTGCGTGACTACGTTAATCGTGATACAATCAATCCCGTTGACCATTGAAAGGAATTTATATGCAATTTACGCCTATTGTCGAAAGACCTAACCCCATCCAACAGGAAGATACTGACATGTCAGAAGCAAAGCTACGCGCCCGTGCAAACAAAAAAGCAATCATTACTTTGGTTGCAGAAACCAACCCAAAGCGTAACAACACATTGTCGCGTGAACGTTTTGCTTTGTACCGCACTGGCATGACAGTTGCTGAATACATCCAAGCAGGTGGCAGATCAGGTGACGTGAATCACGATGCTGCTGAGGGCTACATCACGCTTGCATTGCCATGAATATCTTAATTACCGGCGTTACAGAGACGCATACCAACCATCCGCAGCGTGCCAGCTCCACCAAGTTTGTTTCCATCCCTGAATTGATGGCATCAGCTTTTGGTCGCATGGGGCATCATGTTGATCATCGTGCCGTTACATCAGGTGAAGACCTCACCCGTTACGACAAAGTGTTTGTGTACCTATACCCCTTGGATCACAATGCTTTGGATCCCGAGGGTGCCTTGTGGGCCTTAGAAAGCCGCTTTGATGCTTATGTTTGCCTTGATGATTGGGCTTTCCAAAAGATCCTACCATCATGGGAAAGTAAGATTGCACCCGAGTCGTTGTGTGAGCATACATGGATTGCGCCATTATTTCCATGGGGCAGCACCAAGGCCATGGGCTTGCCAGTAGAAGACATTATTGCATGGGATCCAAGCCCGCTGTATGAAATGCCTGCTGTGCATCAAATGTCTTGGGATCGTCGTAAAACCGAGTGGTACAACGCATCACTTTCAAAAGAGGCGCATGATTGGGCTACGGCTCAGCACCTTGCATGGCCTATTCACAGTGTAGGTGGCAAGGCATTAGGTCAGCCAAGAATCCTTGAGTCAGATGTTGTTTGGCAGTATGGTAGTTACAAAGGCGTGCTGTGCCCTACGTATAAGCATGCAGGCTGCGGCTGGTGGCGTGTTCGTTACTTGCACGCTGCGCATGCCGGCTGTGTTCTTGGTGGCGACCCCAAAGAGCTTGGCATCATTGATGCATCATATGATTACACACTCCATGAATTAGAAAGCATGGATGATTACCAACTTCAACTGACTGCAGCGCAGCAGGCAACTTACTTGCGCACCGCGTCGCTTGAAGACACACTATCAAAACTTGAGGGTATCTTAAATGATCGTAATTCTAGAAGGGGCTGATGGCGGGGGAAAGACTACCCTGTCAGAGACCTTGCGACAACGATTGCAGAAGGACAAGATGACCCATGTCGTAAAGCATGGCCCATATAAAGGTATGAATACCGAGGACCTTTGCCGTACGTATTTTCGCGGCATGACAGCGGCGTTGACCTACGATGACCATGTCATCATGGATAGATCATGGCTTTCTGAGCCAATCTATGGCAGTGTGTATCGTAAAGGGGATAACCGCATTGATATGCCGCGTCGTAGAATGTTAGAGCGTGCAGCCTTAGCACGAGGCGTTGTGGTTATTCATTGCCAACCTGATTTTGAAGTGTGCATGCAAACATTCAAAGATCGCATTGAGGATGAGTACTTAGACAATATCAAACAGTTGGAGCAAGTGTATGAAGGCTATTCCTCGCTGCCTATGGATACCTCACTGCCAGTCATTACCTACGACTATACCAAAGATGATATAGAAGAGTTGTTCATTAAGCTTGCAACCAAGACAATGACTAACAAATCATCCGGTGGCGGCGCCTTTGTTGAAGGCAATACACTAATGCTTTGCGACAAGGGGCCTCGTACAAATGTTAAGTCCACCGCAGCCGTGGTGCCTTTCATTAACTTCTTGGATAATGATGGCCCTAGCAGAATGCTGGCTGAAACCTTGGAGCGTGAGAATGTACCTGAAACTGGTCTGTACTGGGTTAACACTCAAACTTACCAAGGCACACCTATGGATTCAAGCTTCATCAAACAGTTGAAGCCAAAACGTATCTACGCCCTTGGCAACAATGCCTACACATGGGCATTAAACAATGAAGTGCCTGTAATTAAATTACCACCACCTTTGTATCACATGCAACACTATCCCGACCAACCCTATTTAATTACGGAAGCTGATTATGGAAATGCTGATTCGCAATGAGCCTGAGCTCATCAATCTTTACAACGTGCTGCAAAAGCATGGCACTTGGACAAGTCCACGCGGCGAAAAATGCCTTGAGATTGAAAACTTTACTTACACTGTCAACCCCTTTGTAAGGTTTAATTCATTCAAAGGTCGTAACTTCAATGTGAAGTACCTTAAGCGCGAAATGGCTTGGTACATCAACGCTGACCCGTATGATCTTAGCATTGCAGAGCACGCTGCGCAGTGGGGCAAGATCGTAGCCAACGGCAAGTTGAATAGCAACTACGGCAGTTATTGGTTTGGCAAACACGGCGCTCTGCATATTGCAAAGCTGCTTACGCAGGATCCAATGTCCCGCCGTGCTGTGATTCCAATGTACGGCACTGACATAGACCATATGGATATAGAGGCAAAGGATGTTCCATGCACGCTGGCCATTGAGTTCAGAATCAGGAATGGTAGGTTGAACGCCAGAGCTATCATGCGTAGCCAAGATATTCTTTGGGGCATGGCAAATGACTTGCCAACTTTCAGCTTCCTGCAGGAAATTGTGGCTAACTTGGTTGGCGCTGAGATGGGAACCTTAACAATATCTGCAGGTTCTTTCCACGTCTATGAGTCTCGATTGACCATGTTCAATGACATCATTAACGCCAATTTGCACTTGCCAGTTGAAGACAAGCCTCCACGTATCAACCGGTACGAGGCCAACCTTTTGGCAGGCAAATCCATCAACCCTACTTTTGAGTTTGCAAAATGGCTATCGAACGTGTAGATTTATCATTCGCTGTTCAAAAAGAACTTAGAATATTTGTTTTTGAACTTATTCGTGACGGTTATCAAATGGAGGATATACTGACGGCATTGGCCGCTCTAAAAGTGGAAATGGCTTCGGCCATGGTTTGGCAAGATGTAATAAGTACAAAAGACGTGATATAATTCACGTTATGGGATACCCCCATACTTTTGTAAATTGACTATTGAAAGGAATTGAAATGTTACCTAAAATTCGTTGGACCGCGCATGAGCGTGATACTGTTATTGCAAATGCCATAAGGTATTACAACTCAGGTGATTACACGGCTTTGGCCGCGCTTAGACAAGCACAGCAACTTACATTGCCTGCGCATCGTCGTCGTACTATGCAAAGCCACTCTGCAGTGCCTGACTTAATCAAAACACTTAAGGTGCAGGCCATGCGAGATGTGCCAAAGCAAAACGTTGTGGAAACTACCACACCTGTGGAAATAATGCCTCCAGCGCCACTGGTGATGCCTAGAACCGATGCACCAGTTGATCTCGTTGAGCAGTTGGTGAATACTATTACACAACGATTCATTCTGGGGCTTCGTGAAAGCCTGCAAGTTGCTGTTAAAGAGCTTGAGCATGAGTTTAAGATTGAAAAGCACAATCCAACGTATGGCGCATCTGGCAAGACATTGCCTAAGATAGTCATCATTGGGTTGCTGGGTGATCAGGTCCACGCCATCACCAAAGAATTCTCTGATCGGTACGAGGTAAAATGTATTGACACCGATAGAGCCATGGGTATGTCACCGCCACAAGCTAATGCGTACCTTTTGATGAAGAACTTCATCAACCACCCGCTGTACCACAAGTACCAAGCATTCCCTAATCATGTTTTAATAGATGGAGGCATGTCAACCCTCCGCATGTGGCTACAAACTAAAGGACAAGACTTATGACAACCGAAGATTTTGTGTATACACCTTCATCAACTTGCGTCACCGAAAGATGGCGCCGTGTTTATAACTGGGTTCCTCCATCCGAGGATCCTGCCTACGTCAAAAAATGGTATGACTTTAGATCGCGGTCTGCCAGAGGTATTGAGGCACTTGACCAACCTATCGAGGTGCCTCAGTTCATCTCCATTAAGAAGTGGAAGAAGCAATGAAGCAACCAATAGATATGGTTAAACTGTCGTATGACGACTGGGTGGATCTACTCACGCAAACTAATCATTTGGAATTGCTAAGCAACCCCTACGACGTGTGGATTGAGGCTTTCCACGTGGGTAGTATCTTGGAACGTAGGAACTGCGCGTATCAAATACGCACAAGCATGGGGCTGGTTTCTTCAGAAGACTTTGATGATGACACGACTATGTCGGTCACCGATGTTAAGCAAATGCAAATTGGTTTGCTTAAGAAAGTCTTGGAGATTCTAGAGCAACCTACCGCGCAGACCCAGGCGTTACCGATGGTGGAGGCGGCGCCATTGGGTTGACAGTAGGCGCTGCAGGCTCATTATACTTATCCAAAGCATACTGAGCTCCTGTGGCGCCTAAGCCTAAGGCAAGCCCTGGAATTTGAAGCCCTGGGACCATAGACATTAAACCGCCAGCGCCGGCCAAAGCTGATAGCACCATGCCAGAGCGGTCGCCATTCATGTACCGCTGATAAGCTTCATAAAAGCTCATACCAGCTCCTGCACCGCCTAAGGCGCCGCCAACAAGAGGCGCTTTGGCAACATTTGCCAACTTAGACATTGGCCCTGGAGTTGCATCAGCTAACCGTTTAGCAGCAGCGGCTTCGGCAGCTGGTGTAGCAGCAGCTCTTGCAGAAGTGGCAGCCTCGGCTTCCTTGCCTTGTCTAATAAGTCTATCCACCAAAGATTCTTTAGGTTGCCCAGGCTCACCGCTGAAGAGGTCAGGCCCAAACTTCTTGGTTAACTTTTTAGTAACTTCGCCTTGGCCTTTGCTGCGCTGATAAGTTGCTGCAGCTTCTGGCACACCACCGGCAATCTCTTTACTTCCACCGGCCCAGTTTTGATACCACTTGGTGCCAGAGGTTGTAGCCCTAGATGGTGCTGCCTCAGGCTGAATGCCAGCTTTAAGTAGCTCTTCATCACGCAGCTTTTGCAGCATGTCTTTAATACGCTGCTCTTCTTGAAGCTTCTTAACGCCTTCGGCTGTTCGCATTTCCTGTGTTGGAAATAGCTTGGCCATTCCTTTTTGCACAAGCGGGCCAGATGCTGCGCCTACACCCGTGGCAACAGCCTTCTCTTCATCCGGTGATAAACCTAGCATAGGCGCCAAAGTCTTTGGCTTTTTAGTTGTACTTGGCGCAGTCTTTGCAGGCCCAATTGGCATGGTAAAGATGTCGTCGAGTTCCCCTAAACTGTCAGTCTGTGATGTACCCTGTGGATCACCAAAAATAAGTGCATCCAGCTTATCGTCTTTTGCCATATGTCAACTCACTGTGGGTTAAACTGTCTGAACAACTGCATCCGGTATTCGGCGTAGTCTTTATTGATCTTCTCATACACGCTGCCGGGGCTAAAGAACTGTCTTGGTGAAGCGGCGGGGCCAACTTTACTGGTGTACCCATCATAGGCGCCGTACAAAGCTTCACGTTGCTTGTTCAACAATAACTGCTGGCGTGCCCACAACTGAACAGCCTTTGATGAGTCATCAATACTTGCCATTGGCGCCTGCAAGAGCCTTGCATCGTTATCCGTGGGGTTAACACCTAATAAGCCCTTATTAGCTTTTACGTTGGCTAAGAACTCAGTTCCTAAAATGCGGCTTACATCGCGAACTGCTTGCTGATCTTCAGGCTCAAGCCTAACACGTTGCAAGAAGTCTTTAACTGGCAACCCAAGTCGCGCAGTATAAGTGCCGGCTTGTGCTTGTGCACCTTCTTGCGCTGCAGTCAGCAAACCAGAAAGCAAACCTTTTTCTTGCATTATCGCAAAGATTTGCGGTCTACGCGTTGCAATCTCATTCAACTGCTTCAAGTTAGTATTGGATGATTCCAATAACTGCGGTGTGTAGTTAAGGATCTCATCACGCTTAAGATTGAATGACTTATCAGCCTCTTCAACACGACGCTTTTCAATTTCAGCCCGTGATTGCAAAGGCATACCTTGCAAATCACTTGCCCTAGGCGCTTGCCCAGGCGTAGGCATTGGCGGCTGAGCAGTAACTGCGGGTGCTGGCGGTTGGCCTGCTTGTTGCTGCGCAACCAATGGCATAACAACAGGCGGCGGAACTGGAGCACCGGGTACAGGACCTGGAGCAGCTCCGGGCATTGCCGCTGGAGCACCGGGCATTGCTGTAGTTGGCGCAGGGGCAGGCTTAGGTATATCGCCAAGACGTTTGCCACCGGGCATAAGTGGGACAATGTCAGCGCCGTACTTAGCAATGAGATCAGCCTCATTCATACCAAGCTCGCGGTCTTTAACTGCATTGGTAACTTGACGCTGAGTTTGCTCAGCAACAAATCTTTCACGGTCGAGATTAAGCTTGCCTATCTCATTTTGCATGGTGAATGTGCCTTTAACAATCTCGCCAACCTTAGGCGATAATTGCGCAACCATGGGGTAGATCTTAGCAAGCTTTGCAGCAACATCCGGAGTCACGTTGCCACTTGACAATACGCCTTCAACCTGCGCTGGTGCAACACCTAATGTTGCTGAAAGCAATTGCAAAGCCTTGCCTTGGTTCTCTACTTCATATTTTTGGCCGGCCAACTGAGCTCGCATTTGCGCAATAGGCAATTCAGCTTCACGTTGCTTTTCTTGTTGCGCAGCAACTACGCCAGATGCGCGACCAAGTGCCTCACCAAAGTTGCCTGTGCGCCCTGGGTCTAAAAATGCTGCGCCTACTTGAAATAAGTTAGGACCTTGCTGTGTTCTTGCTTCCAAGGCTGCAAGAGTCTTTTGAATTGCGTCAAAATATTCTGACTTAGCCTTATCATCACCGCCAATCATGAATGGCGTTGATGAAGGTAATGCGCCTGTTTGTGCCATAATCAATCCTCAACATTGCTAGGTGGGGTGTAGATATCTGACACTGATCTTGGCCCGTAAATATCATCAATTTGCGATTGCAAATCTGGATACATAAATGGATTTCCTTGCAATGCAGTACCTTCAGCCAAGTTAGGGCCGCCAAAAAACTTACTTAATGCGTTGCCTGCTGCTGTGCCAAACGGCGTTTGACTTACGCCGCCAATGATTGAGCCTAAGCCTGCAATCTGCGCCAATGGAGAAGCAGAGTAAGCTCCAGGGATTGGGCCTGTGTAGGTATTAGCAACAGTTGTTGGTACGTTGTAACCGCGCAATGCTTGTGCGCCTAAGTTGGCAGCTGTCAATGGAAACAGTTGCTGATTCTGATTGATAGTCTGTTGTTGGCTGCCCATTGTAGCCAACGCATTAATGTCTGCCAAGTTAGCGGCTTGGCCTGCAGTTGCAAGACTGCCGTATTGCTGAGCTGCGCCTAGTTTTTGTGCCTGATCAGCTTGTGCAGCACGCAACGCTTCAGTATAACCAGATTGCAATGCCTGTGACTGCGCAGCTTGTGTATTCATTAAGCCGGTGTTAATGGCTTGCCCAAGAACCTCGGCGCCACGCTTAGACCCGAATTGACCAGTACCAACTGCTGATGCCGTGGCCTGCGGTGCTAAGAATTGCTGAATATTACGCTGCCCTAATGAACCTAATGCATCCACAACCTGCGTTGTGTATGGATTCATAAACTGTTCAATTCTGCTTTGCCCGTCAGGAATTAACTGACCTGTCTTTGGATCTACAGGCTTTGCAGTAATATCTGCTTTTCCAATATCACTCGTTGATTGCAATGCTTGAGTAAAGTACCCAGGGTACGTATTGGTTGTTGTTGCAGCTTTTTCAAAAGCCGCAGTTTGCAGTGGCTGCGCATTTGCGTATTGGGCGTTTGAAACCCCTGCAGTAACGCCTTTTGCCAAGTCACTTAAATAATCAGTGTACCAAGATGGTGCGGACGTTACCTGATTCTGCGTCGTGGTGATATTCGGCAGTGGGCTGCCTTGCATTAAACTCATTTCATGCCTTTCAAATACGACAGGGGTGACTTAGCTTTAGGTGGTATTTTACCCACTGGAGCTGATCTTTTGTGTTTTCTAATACTTTCACGCATTTTATCCAAAACTAAGGCCCCAGCCTTATTTGAGCCATTACCCAATGCTGCAACCGTATCCGCATCAAACACGTACTCGCCATCCGCCAACATAGCCGGTATGCTATCTGATTGACCATCGCCTGCGCCTTGCACGTAATTGCCAGTCTTTCCTGTGATGAACTCGGGAATATGCTCTACTTGGCCGCCTCTAGCGTAACCTGCTAACGGGCTTCCGCCAAGGTATTTTAATCCTGCTGCTGTCATATTGCCTGTGTCGTACCCAGGAATTACAGTGCTATTATCGTTGCCGCTTACAGGATTCCCGGGAGATGGGGCACCTGCAAGCTTAGCGCCAACAAAGCTTGTGCCTTCTTCAGTTTCAGCGGCCGTAGCCATATTAGGTTTAATGCGGCCTGTCAAGACTTGTAACAGTGCAGGGTCCACATTAGCCAGTTGCGGGTAAAGTTGCGTGAGTTGCGCCATTCCAGAGTTGTCCTTAATAGATGCGCCAGCCAGCATTGTAGGGGTCAAAGTCCCGGGCAACGCGCCAGTGCTTGTTGGCATTGTAACCGCGCCAAGAGCCCCTGACTGCTGTTCCTTTTTAGGCGGCGTCTTCGTAGTTGGCGTCTTTGTAGTTGTTGTCTTTGTAGGGTCTGTTGTCGTAACATCATCAACAGGTGGTACAACTTCAGGTGGTACTACAGGCGGCTCAGGTGGTACAACAGGCGGCACTACTGGAGGCTCAGATGGTACTACAGACAAAGCACCAGGTGGTACTACAGGTGGTGGTGTTCTATCAATCCAGTCAACGCCAACCAAAGGCGTAGTTGTTGGAGTTACAGCTGGCGTTACAGCAGGAGTCACAGCTGGCGTTACAGCAGGAGTCACAGCAGGAGTCACAGCTGGCGTTACAGCAGGAGTTACAGCAGGAGTAACTGCCGGAGTTACAGCAGGAGTCACCGCTGGCGTTACAGCTGGAGTAACCGCTGGGGTCACAGCTGGGGTCACAGCTGGCGTTACAGCTGGCGTCACAGCTGGCGTTACAGCAGGAGTCACAGCAGGAGTTACAGCTGGAGTAACCGTTGACAAAGGATTTGTTATTACTGCGCCATTAGGCGTAGTCGTAACAGCAGGTGTTGTAGTAAGCGCGCCTGTAGTTGCAGGTGTTGTACTTACTGGTGTTGTACTTACTGGTGTTGTACTTACTGGTGTTGTAGAAAGTGCGCCTGTAGTTGCAGGTGTCGTACTTACTGGTGTTGTACTTGCGGGTGTTGTAGAAAGCGCGCCTGTGGTTGTAGGTGTTGTACTTACTGGTGTCGTACTTGAAGGTGTTGTGCTTACTGGTGTTGTACTTGCAGGTGTTGTAGAAAGTGCGCCAGTTGTTGTAGGCGTTGTACTTACTGGCGTTGTTGTAAGCGCACCAGTTGGTGTAGTACCTATAAGCGATCCTGTACCAAAAGTAGGCTCAATTTTTGCAGGACCTAAAACACTATTGACATAGTTTGTTAAGTTTGTATCTTGCTCACTAGTAGTTTCGCCTGAGAATACTTGTTCAAATGTAAGATCAGTGCCATCTGCGCTTGTTGCTACAACATTGCCTGTACCAGTTAAGTTGTTAGGCAAAATGCTGCCTGTAACATCACTACCTAAGCCTACAGAATCGCCATACAGCATGGAGGCGCCAACCGTGACGCTATCGCCATTACTTGATGTTGCAATAGGCGTGCTAGAATCTACTGTGGACAGATCAATATTGCTATTGCCATCTAAAACTTGCTGAACAGTAACAGGGTTGCCTGAATAATCTCTACCAATTACTGCGCCGGTATCAATGACAGTTCCAGGTGTGGACATTGCTGTTTGTACTGTGCCGCCAATAAAGCTTTCAAACACGCCATTAGATAAAGCCGTACTCCAGCTTGCAGTATTGGGGTTTACCGTGTAAGCAGTAATGTAGTTTTGCGCTGCACCTGCAACAAAGTTAGACAATATACCTGCTGCAGTATTAGTTGCATAACCTGCGCCAACGGATGTAAGCGTCTTATCAACCAAGCTCTTCATTAAAGGCGCGACAAGTGCTTTATCAGCAATAAAGTCAGGCCCCATTTCCGCCAATGCATTTAAGCCGGCGCTAATGTATGACTTATCTTGCGCAACTTGTTTACTGTCGCCTTGCGCAATTGACTTTTGATACGTTTCTTTGCCTGATGAGCCAAAGACTTCCATGAAGGAGCCAACAACGCTTGCAGTACCTTGGATTAGTCTTGCGCTACTAAGAGCTAAAGAACCACCACCTGTCATTAATGCGGCGCCAATTTGAATTGCAGTTTCAGGAAGTTCTTCAACAGCTTCTGTGCCTGCAATATCAAAGAAGCCAATAGGGTTCTTAATAATTGCTGCGCCAATAATCTTAGGCTTATCCCAAAAGTCAGCAGACTCTGATTGCGCCACGGCTTGCATAATCCGATTTTTTTGCACATCAATGCCATAACCATCTTTGCTTTGTGCAAGCTCGGCAAGCTCTTGTCCGATTTTTGTGGCAGTATTACTATAATCAAAATCACCAGTTAGTTGCGCGTATGTATTACCAATGTTGGTAATTAAACTGCCTGCGCCTCTAATGGTAGTGCCTAGTGCTTGTGCACCCATGGCGCTTAAATTGTCTGCTGCCGATCGCTGACCGGACTCCATTAGCCTTTGTGTTTCAGCATTCGACTCATTTGGCGCATTGCCTAAGACTAAAGTGTTATTTAGTGCAGTAAGTCTTCTAGTTTCTGCATTGCTTTGATTGCTTGTACCTGCATCTCTTGCAGCGGTATCATTCTGCGCAGCAACTGTTTGCGATGCGTTTGTTACTGTAGACAAGTTAGTCTTGTTTAACGCGTTAATCTTAGCATCAGCTGCCGCAGCGGCCTCAGCTGCAGTGCCTGTGTTGTATGTTTTACCATTCCACTCAAATGTAGCATTAGGGCCGAACGCTAAACGGTTAGCAGCAAATGCTTCATTAAAGGATAATGGTTTAGTTGTGGTTGCGGCATTTCGATCTATTGCGCCTTGCAAATCACCAAACTCAGTATCAACGTATGTATTAGTATCAACAACAGGGGTAGTAACTGTGCCAAGGGCGCCTGTGCCTGATGTATCTGCAACTGTTGTACCTGTGCCTGACGTATCTGCAACTGTTGTGCCAGTGCCTACTGTGCTGAGAGCGCCAGTGCCTGTGCCAATGTTATTAACATTCTGAATAGCGTCAAGAGTTGCTTGTGTATTAGCATCAACACCGGTTAGTGTTACGCCGTTTCCGGCATCAGATACTACGTTATTGTTGACACTTGCTAAGACGCTAGGCGTACCTGTGCCTGTAGTAGTTGTTGCTGTGGTATCTGCAACTGTAGTGCCTGTGGTCGAATCGCCGGTAAGATTAAAGTCATCAAACGATCCGCCGGTACCAGTACCTACAGTACTAAGCGCGCCTGTGCCACTTGTGTCTGTAGTTGTTGTTCCTGTTGTATCTGTTGTAGCAAGAGTATTATTAAGGTTGTTTACTGCAGTAGAGCCCGCAGTAACTACGCCAGAATTTTGTAGTGCAGTAACTGCTGCATTTGCGGCTGCAGTAGTTGCGCCTGTAGCGCCTGCAAACGTTGCCGCCGCAGCTGCAACACTGCCTGTTGTAGCTAACGTAGCAGCTGTAGCGCCTAACGCAGCATCGCCTGTCTGTGCAGTAACTGTTGTGCTTACAACAGAGCCAAGAAGCGCGGTGCCTAGATTGTCAGTATTGCCTGTTACTACAGCATTAGTTACAGCCGTTGCCGCGTTATTAACAACTTTTTGCAAGAATGGGTCATCTACAACGCCTGTTAATGCACTAACCACAGTGTTGTTTGCCACTGACGACAAATTACCCATCACTTGAGACTTAATCGTATTTTCTACAATTTGATCTAATGGTACGCCTTGCGCTGTTTGAAATGCAGCATTGGCAATTGCAGTGCCTGTTGTTGTAGACACGCCAAGTGTTGACGCAATCTCAGCGCCAATAACAGGAAGAAAATACGCAGCGGCTAACCCAATAATTTGATTGGTATAGTCTTTTACTTCTTGAGTTTGCGTTGTTTGTTGATACTCACCAGTAGGGGTGTAGTGTTTAACATCAGTACCCGTTGCTACTGCGTCATTAATGCCGCCTGTTGTTTTATACGAAGATACGCTTTCAACAGGCCCCAATTGTTGATCTTCGCCAGAACCTATAATTTGATAATTGGGTTGCACCCATGTGTCGCCAAGCAACACAGCTTGACCTGGGGGTACAGTTGCTGCAACACGCGCAATAATGTCATTTTCAGATGTTCCAGTGGCAGCCGCCATTTGCGCTGGCGAAACACCGTATGTAGCCATGTTTGATGCAATGTCAGCATCGCTCATGCCGGGGTTGGCATTTAAAAAATCTAAAATTTGTTGACTAGAAACTGCCATGTTTAGCTCGTTGCTGGGTTAACTGCGTTGACAAGCTGCTCGGCCCACTCTTGCCAATCATCATATTGATACGGTCCAGGAATACCTTCATTGCTAAACACATCGATAGCTTTCAAGCCTGCACCCCACTCTTTCCAGTCGGTATTAGCATCTGGAATTGATAGCTGTTGTGCTGAGTATAACTCAACCATAAGGCAAGCCCATGACTCAAAGGTGTGATACCTAGGGTCATAAACCTGTGCAACGTTAAGTAGATTAGCCATAAGGTCTTGAATCTCCAACATCAGCGTCTAATAAGACCTTGCCTACTTGGTAGTTACCACCTGCCACATTTGAAACAAACTTTAATCGCAACTCACGACGTTGCTCACGCATGTCAATCTTACCTGTGCTAGGTCCAAAAGTATAGGGGCCTGTTGTCTCATCAGCAATCTGCGCAAATGGTCGACCCGTAATATACAGATCCATGTTACCAGATTGAATAAAGTCAGGCTCTACACGCTCTAGTCTTAACCATCTATTCTCACCAACAGGGCTAGGCTGTGATGGCCCGCCTGCAACCAACCCTAGATCACTAGTTTCAAAGTATGACTCAATGGCTGTGGAAAGCGCCCCACTAACTTTATCAGTGCCAATCTCATTTTGGTACAACGACACAAAGCTCATTAGTGTGTTAACTGTCAAAACAAAGCCTGCACCACCTGCAATCACTGCTGATAAAGTATTACCAACCGCGTAGTTAATTCCATGCCCGTTAATCACAACTGATGTAACAACGTTGCCAGCCACAGTAATATTAGCCGTAGCACCAGTACCGGCGCCACCTGTTAGTGGCGTGTTGTTATACGTACCATTGGTATAACCAGATCCTGCATTGGTAATAGTGGCAGTTAAGATACCGCCGGTTGCATTGACGTTCCAGTCAGATGAAACTGGAAACTGGAAGATTTGAGAGAAGAAGCCTGCAGATCGCTGTGCCCCTACAGCAAAACCTGCGTCATACCATACGTTTTCACGTGTGTTGTAGATAACAGCGTTATTGCATTCGGTGGCATTGCCTGATGGGTAAAACCACCAGATCTCACCAAAACGTGGAACCTTAGTTACCCAAACTTTTTCGCGTTGAGCGTAGTTTAGATTGTCAAAAAAGTAATTTTGATTAAAGCTATTAGGAATCTCTTTTACAACACCGTTATAAAGCAAGAACCTATCAACGCCGCACCAGTAATACACGCCATCGTACTCAATCACCGACTGGCTTGAAAGAATAGATGACTGGCTAGAGATTAAGTCATACCGCCAAAACTGTGGAGGCGTGCCTGCGCCGCCAATATAGGACACTCGAATTAAAGAATCCAAGCTCCAAAAGAGGCCCGATGGTGCATTTGATCCACCACGTACAGGTAATCCTTGGACAATCTTGCCGGTGGCCACTGAGACCTCGTTGGCATCAGCAGACACCCAATCATTCACATTTCCAGCTGAGCAATTCTTAATTAGACCATCGTTGCCATAGACAAACACGTAAGGGTGCAAAGTAACTACACCACCTGAGACAGAAACCTGATTGTCAAATGTTAGCGTAATGCTAGAGCCGTTGGCTGTTGCAGGTGCTGAAATAATCAACGTGGTGGATGCAATCGATACTACAGTAGCGCCAGCCGGTATGCCTGTGCCTGTTACCAACTGACCTGCTCCAATTTGCGTATTGACAGCAGACATTGTAATAGAGGCTGATCCACTAGTAATAGTGGCAGCAACTGCTGTAAATACACCAATAGGCGACAAACTTGTGCCTGTAATTGACCCGCCAAGAACAGGTGTATTAGTGTTATTGTCAATCAGCGTAAGGTTCTGCCCTGGGTGTGCAAGTAATAAGTTATTGCCTGATCCCGTGCCATCAAAAAATGCATCAAATTGCCAAAGGTTATTGTCGTTGGCCGTAAACCCTGTCAAAGTCATATCAGTAATGCCTGAGCCAATACCACTATTGCTAATTGGCAGCACTTGCAAACCGCCTGAATAGCCATTAAAAACGTTGTTAAAGCTTTGTTGCGGGTTCAAATAAATGCCACGACTTGGACCTGCCAAGTCATTTACAATCTCTCTGTAACCACCCATCTTACGTGGGCGGCCGCGCTGAAACCTTACCCAGCGGCCGTCAGTATAAGCGTCAGCATCAAAGGTGGTGCCATCACGCTGTATTCCGGGCTTTGTATCTAAGGCAAAAACCTTTTTGGTCATGTAAACGTGCCTCCAGCAATGCCGGTGGTAAACGTACCAGAGCCTGTAACCGTTATGCCTGTAGCAGTTGCCTTAAGCCTTTGTGTGCCAAGCACTGACACTCCAAATTCACCTGCTGCAGGACGATACACGCCAGTACTTGTTTCTGCAGCAAAGTTAAGAGATGGCGTGCCTACGCTACCATCCAAAAGACTTACTGTTGACGCGCCTGCCTGCGTTGTGTTAGCATTTAAAAAGTTAACACCATCGCAAATTAGTGTAGCCTGCTGCCCCGGTGGGATTGTGGCAGTAAAACCTAATCCTGTAGTTACCGTAAGACTAAAGCCATTGTCAGTTGTTTGGTTTGAAATAACGTACAAGTTAACAATTGGCGGAAAAGTTACCGTTACGTTGCTTGTTAGATTGCCAACATACTCTTGAATGTTATTTGCAGCTTCATTGTTGGTCAGTAAAACAGCGCCGCCTGTGACACTTTTTGTTAACGCGGTAAATACAAACGAAGTACTTACGCCGTAGCCAATGGTCACGTAGGCTGTACCTGTGCAAACAATAAACGCAGACTCAGTTGGGTTGAAAGTCTTGGTGCTATTGCCGTCAATCAACTCTGCGCCAGTGCATGAGACAGTAAATGAACCTGTGCCGTTATTCTTAAACAACGTAAACCAGTTATTGCCTAACGTAGCAGCGGCTGAAAGTGTTGCAGTTCCTGCACCGCCACTCCACACTCTGGTTTGTGCTCTATCTGTAGCTGCAAATGTAGTGCCTGTTGTAATTGCCGCTGACGGATGACTTTGGTTAAGTGTTGCCCCACTTGCAACTAAGCCATAACCTGCCAAAGTAGCCGCATCTGCGCCAGATGTGCCTACCCCAAAGGCAATAACACCCCAAGTGCCTTGACTGGTTGAATTAGTTGTTATATAGATATACTTGGATTCTCCAGCAGCCACTGAGACGATGGTATTTGTGCCTGCATAATCCTTAACAGTGAAGGTATTGGCCCCAATATTACGAATTAACGCGTCGTTGCCAACAGATGTCTGATCCGCAGGCGGCATGTACATGCTTAAGCCGGCAGTGCTGGCAGTCACCTGCATAATACGAGCAGCGTAGTCAGCGTTGGTCGTGCTGTTGGAAGGCCAGTTTAGTTGCGTGTTGGCAGTTAGCGTAACGGCGCGAAAGCTAACATCCGTTGGCTGGATAACATCACCGGTGAATGGGCTTACATAGCTCATGAATCCACCGCAATGGCTTGACGATCTGCAATGCGAAGCTTATCTTCGGCCATCAATGTTTGCATGATCAAATCGTAATTTTGCTGCCACATTGGCATACGCTCATCGTTCTTAAGGAACGGCATGGCCTGCATGAGGGACCCGTAGAGCAAAGCTTGTGGCGCGTAAATAGTAAACCAATTGGTTTGGTTTGATGAATCCAGAGGCTGTACTCGTTCATAGTAGAGTACCTCAAACGCGTAGTTTGCGTTTGGCGTTGGGGCTATCAACCAGTTGGAGTAGTCATAGTCGCAGTAATACAAAGGCACATCAGTGGCTGTTGAATCTGGCCAATAATTGCGAAGGTACTCGTACTTACGAAGCAAAACAGGTTGACGCTGGCCACTTACCGTTACGTTCATGGAAACAGTCTTATGCCAACGTGCAGGCTTGGCAATGACGCCATTGCCTAATACCATTGTGCTTGTGTTAACTGTTAAGTTGCCAAGGAACTTAATCTGGCTAGCAATGATCTGCTCCGCCAACATAATAAAGAGCGGAATCTTCGCAATGGTGGCGGCGTCAGTACGCTCCAGATAAGACTGGATGTTCTCCACCAAGGAGTCATAGGTCATTACTGCGGCAGTTGCCATGCTTACTTGCTCCGCTTCCTAGCCATAGCCATATTGTCAACCAAATTAGGATAGGGTCGGCCTGCTGCTTTGGCTCTTGCTTTTGCTGCCGACTTTTTCTGCGGCGTAAGAGGCTTAGGCTTACCTAAGGATTTTGGCCGTTGTTTTTCCCAAACAGGCTTACTTGATGCCATTTTAATCACCTCTTAAAAATAAAGATATAAAATTTTCATGATAAAAACAAAGCTCTTTCGTCAATTCGGCGCTTTTGCAAGCCCTTCAAAACTTTCCCGCCAGCCATGCAATACTTTAAGAGCTCTTCGGCAGCGCCTTCTTTATCGCCTCTAAGCAGTTTTTGGCGAAGCGTAGAACGCTGTAGTGTCCCAAGACCCACGTTAAAAGCAAAGCTAACAAGGCCATCAAACATGCCTTGTGTAAGAGGGACAGGACAGTAAGTATGCACCCCACGCTCGAATCGTTGCAAATCATCTCGTAAAATAGCATCTACTTCTTCTTTGGAAAACTGTCGATTATCTTCTTGGTGAAGTTGATAACTGCCTCTTTGATCAATTGGCATCTTGCCTTGAACAGGGTAAAGTACATGTCCGACTCCTATAGTCCATAGTTTTGCTGGGCACTGATACGGTTTGTATCTTACACCTTCGTGGTGCTTGATCATATCAATGGTCTTGGCAGAGACGTTCATTTCCCGAAAGCCCTGCCGCCAAAGTGGAATGCAATAATGCTTGCAAACAAAGCTTGCGTATCCGAGTCCCAAAGCATCTGCGCCAACTCAACAAATGTAACACCGTTATGCCAGCCATAGACAAACAAGCCAACATCAACAAAGACTAACAGAAAAAAGAAACCATAAGTAATAACTGGCCGCACCGAAGCACGTAAATTCTTCATCCACCGGCTTGTGCCTTCATTCAATGATGCATCATGCTCGTAGATTGCTTGCATCTCAGCTTGCTGCGCGCCAATCAAAACTTGCTGCGTATTGGCAGCGCTTTCAGTTGCCAACTGCTCTGACCTAATATGCTCTATGCGCTCCATAGCCTCAAAGCCTGCCTTACGCAGCTCAAGTTCACGTTCAATTTGCAGTCTAGCCAGTGCCAGTTCATGAAGCTTATCAGACTTGTCTTGGAAGAAGTCCAACAGTTTGGGCAGTCCGCCCATAAGAAACGAGATCAGTGTTGATAATAAAGTTAACATTTGCCATCCTTTTTAGATTCGTCATTTTGCATGAGTTTGATACCAGACAGGAACCCAATCATGCCGCCGATAAGAGTAGAAAAAGCGGGTGAAATCATTTTGAAAATCTCTGCATTGTCCACTTCCTTGGCCCACAGACCCAACATAAAGCTGACCACCATAGCCAATACAGAGATGCACAGGGTTGTGCTTACCATGAGCGTGACGTACAGCGTCAGCTTGTCCCTCGTGTTTGGCGCAGGTTTGGGTATGGGCTTTCTGGTCATACAAGTTTGTCAATCTCGCGTTTAAGGTTTGTGATGTCAATGTTCAGCGTTATCTGCCTCATTCTGTATTCATAAATCTCATACTCATATTGGTGAAACTTCTTCACCTGCTTATCAATCTGCACCTGCAAAGCGTATTCAGCGTTTTGCTTTTCCACTTTCTTTATAAACAGTTCCTGTTGCACCATTGCTTGAGGCTGGACGACTGGATACCACTTGTCGTAGCTGATCTTCATTTCTTCTCTCGCTCAAGTGCATCTTTGTATCCATGAATGACTTTAGTTCTGAGTTCTGCTGAATCCGCCGCGCCAGCCCACTCTGACAAGTTGTTCCACATCACCACATAATCTTGTGATCGACAGTGCTGTGCATTGTTTGTTAGCCACATTGACATTTGCTGATGTCGCTCGGACGGATTGTGAATTGTCCAAGCAATCGACCAAAACTCTCGTACGTGACAGCCATTTTTGGCCACGGCCCCAACTAGCCCTAACAGCATTAGTAGAATGAGCCAACGCATTTACCACGCCCAGCTCCATGCAATTATGTAAGTGCCATAGATAACAAAGGCCACTATACAGGCTGCGGCAACAAATGCTTCAGCCCAGTCCCACATGCTAGTCTTCAGTTACAGTGGGCTCAGGCACTGCAGGTGGTTTAGCCGCTTCTTGGATCGCTTGGATCAATGCATACACCTCTTGGTAGGGACGTGTTCCAAGGTAACCAAGAATTTGGTTGATGGTTTCAATGTCGATGTTCAGTTTCATTTTTTACTCTGGTTTTGTGGGCCACTGAAAACTTTCAGGGAAGCCTGTTTGTTGTGGCACATCTCTTAATGCTTGACGATAAGGCGCATAGTTGTCTTTGACAGATTGAGGCACATCAGCGGCTTGTGTCCAATCTGATGCGGCTAATCTTGTATTGCGTTCTTCGCGAATGACAACGGCTTTGCGAGTATCTGCATTAGCTTCATGAGCAATTCTTGCATTTTCAAATTCTAAAATTTCTTCTGGAGTCAAATCTACTCTAACCCCGTTAATAATGTGGTGTGTGTGAATGGTCATGATACGATTCCATAAAGAGATGCTTTACCAGAAGCGATAGTTTGGCTTGTATAAATAAGTCTGACTGCCGTTATTGCCGATGGTGTTGACGGCCACCATCCATTACCAATAGAATTTTCTGGCACAGAAGCATTACCATCTATTGAATAACTAACCATATATGAATAAGCTACATCTTTTGAAGAAACTAAAGTATTAAATAAGTTAATAGTTCCTTTTGCGCCTGTAAGAGAATCTGATCCTTGACTATTAGCAAATCCAGCAAGATATATGCGGTCACCTGTGCCTCTAGAATAAACTACATTAGAACTACCATAAAACTTTAATTGAGATGTTACAAAACTACTAGCACTATATGTTGGCGTTGCACCATATCCAAGTCTTAGTTCTAAAGAGTCTGCAACAGTAGGAACAAGACTATCAAGAATTACAATGTAGTTATTATAAGTTGTTAGTCCTGTCCATGTTAATGATGAACTTGCGCTTGCTGTAAGCGTAGAAATAAGCACCAAAGCACCAGAACTTGGCGTTACCCAACTAGGCGCTCCAGCGCCATTTGTTTGAAGCAGTTGACCAGCAGTTCCGACTGCCAACATCTGCGTTGTGCCCGCAGCAGACTGATAAGGAATAGTGCCGTTTGAACCACCAGCAAGGTTAGTAGCTGTAGTTGCTGATGTAGCTGTGCCAACAGTAATACCACTTAAGCTAGTTGCACCTGTACCACCTGAACCAACAGGCAATGGGTTGGCAAGCACCACACCAGAACCGTTGATCGTTACTTGCGTAGAACCAGCCGCCTGAAGTCCTAGAACACCAGATGCATCACCTGTAACTATTGCACCACCAGTAGAGGTGTCTGCATTGATTGTTGTTGCCATGTTCTTTCCTTATGCAAGGATTTTTGTCATCGATGCTTGTGAGATGTCACCAGAGTCTACGAGGAACTGCAAAATCTCGGTCGTATCGGCTTCGTTTCTTAGCACTTGCATCTCTGTGATAGCCGTCACCACTGTCGGTGTTGAACGGTTGATAAACTTAGTCTTCTCTGACAACGTCAATTTAGAAACAATGTCATCAATAGAGAACTTCCTTTCAACAGCAGGCGCAACATAAGATGCGTTGTTCTTCAACTTGCCTGTTGCTGTGTCGTATGCGTGGATGTGGGGCGTCAATGCATTGATTGAAACGCCATCAGCAATTGCTGGCAGTTCAGCAAAAGAGTAGGTCTCTAGCGCGTCTACAGCGATACTACGGCTTGAACTGACCGCAGACTTTAGGGTGTCTGTTGCCCAATACTGCGGTACTGAGTTATCAATGCGGTAATCAACGATTTCGCCGTTGGATTTTAAAGTTGTGATGAAGTGCATGATTTTTCCTTTATTCGGTTACAAGAACAAAACAGTATTGAACAATTGCCGACCTATTACCGCCGCCGTTGTCTTGCCAAGCGCAATACACAGCATCGCTAGGGCCAAGCATCACATCAGTGTTGTAGTAGGCGTTGTAAGGGCCAGAAGTTGTTGAGCCAAAAGGCGTTGCCTGAACCAGTCCAGCGGAATCATTGCCCATCAATGGAGAGTATTCAGTGGCGCTAACTCCTTGCCCGTGCCATCCAGTTCGTGTGTTGCTTGGAGAAAAACTAATCATCCTTTTTGGAACAGGACCAGACGTTGCCGCAAATGCCGAAAAATTAGGGCTAGATTCACCGCTTCTTAAAACACCAAAAGCGCATTGTCCGTAAACTGTAGAAAAGTCAGAAGTCCAACTTAAATACCCAAC